CTCAACGTCAATTATCCTACTACTGGGGCTGGTGCCGCATCGGGAGGATCTGGTGGGGGTGGTCACGCAGGCGGGACGGCACCAAATTCTGGTGGTACTGGAATTCAGGGTCTTGATGGCGCATTCGGTTTCGCTCAGGCTGGGGGGGGTGGTGGTGGATTTTCAGCTAGCGCTCAAGCCTGTAAAGGTGGTAATGGATACTTTTATCCCGGAACCGCACAAACGTATGGTTCGGGTGGTGGCGGAGCTAAATTCGGACCAGCCACTCCATCAGGTCCCAATGCCGGAGGTACTGGAGCAGGCACAGGCGGAATTTCACAGGGTCAAGTTGCTGCAACTGGTGCTCCAGGGCGAGGTAGTGGTGGCGGAGGAGGTGCCCACGGAAACCCTGGTACTACACGCACGGGCATAGGGGGAAGCGCTGGGTGTGTTGTTATTAGGTTTGGATAAAGACTAGACTTGCTTTCTGTGCACATGAAAGAAGAGTACAAGATTGTGCGAGGATTGATTAGTATAGATGAAGCCATGGAATTTGGCGCAAGTATATCACAGAGCTCAGTGACGTGGGAAGGTGATGAACAAGTTCCTACTAGTAAATCGTGCCCTAATCACTCTATATGCAATATTCTTCTTGGAAGTCTTGCGAAACAGATTTCTGAACTGACTGGCAAGAACCTTATTCCTACATATTCATATACAAGGATATACCTCAGAGGTGCTGAACTTAAACCTCATAAGGATCGTCCATCATGCGAATACTCTGTGACTCTTAATCTAGCGCAAACTCATCCATGGGCTTTGTTTATGGGTGAAAATGAATTGAATCTCACTCCAGGTGATGGAGTAATATACAAGGGGTGTGAAATAAAACACTATCGTAAGAAGTTTGAAGGAGAGTCTTACACTCAAGTTTTTCTACATTATGTTGATGCTGATGGCCCTTACCGAGATTACATGTATGATTTCATCAACACCCGAAAAAAGGAGGAGACATTCGAATTTGTCATACCAGATACAGGTCATAATCATTCCAACTACTACAAAATCCACAATGTTCTACCAGATATAGTTATTGACAGGCTAATTAGTAAGATAAATGAAGATAAACTTAGTACTGCCATGGTATCGAACAGTAAGGGGGACGGGATAGAAGACTCTATAAAGAGAAGATCTCAGATTTACTGGATACCCAAAACAAAAGAGTACTTAGATCTATACACAGTGATACTTAAAGCCATAATTGCATGCAACTCTGAATTCTATCAATTCAAACTTTCAGGTTTACCAGAAAGTATACAGTATACAGTTTACAATGAAAATGATAACGGACACTATGATTGGCACTTGGATATGGGTACACAGGCAGTGATCAGAAAATTGAGTGTTGTTGTTCAATTGTCTGATCCTTCCGAATATGAAGGTGGTACGTTGGAGATTAATAATGGTAGAATTTTAGAAGTTGAGAAAGAAAAGGGTACTATGATTATGTTTCCCAGTTATATGCTTCACCGTGTAACTCCGGTTACAAAGGGTACGAGACGGTCTTTAGTTGCATGGGTAAATGGTCCTGCTTTCATCTAGCTTCTGCGAACTGTATCAACACTGTAAACAACCTCTCCGAGTTCTTTCGAGTCTAGTTTATGCTTGTAAATCCGTACATCATCATAATCTCCACATGTTTTGTCAGCGTATACGCACGCATTATCAAAACATGTAAAGGCTGAAAGAAACTGACGTTCAGTTGGTCCAAGGTTGCACACTATATACACCTCCATTACACCTCTTGTTGTTTTTATTCTCATATAAAGAACGCACTCTCTTAGGAGTCATGTACACGCGTTTTCATAGGTTTATTACTGAAGATGAACATAAGGAGTGCATGAATTTATTGAGCGACGAGACGAAACGATTTCCTGGATCTTCTCATCCAACATCAGGGAGTCTGTTTGTTACACGTGATCTAAGTGATGTGCCTATATTCACAGATTTGCTCATGAATAGGCTCCAGACAATGACTGGGAGATGCTTCAGACTTTTTCGAGTGTATGCCAACTTTCAGACTGCAGGTCAGAATGGGGTTTTTCACTTGGATGATGCCAGCCCTGGTACATTTACATTCATCTTGTATCTTAATAGTTTTGGGAAAGGTGGCGAGACTGAGTTCAAGTCCCAAGATGGTATAGTTGTTCAGAAACCTATAAGAAATCTAGGTGTACTATTTGACTCTAGAATCGAGCACAGAGGTAAGGCGCCGATAGGTGATGGCACACGTATAACTATTGCATGGAAGCTTGAGGAGATTCCAAAGTATGTATTCTTTGACGATCCTGTACCTCACTGCATCATACGCAACTGTTTCGACGAAGAATATCTTACCGATATGTGGGAAGAGCTTGATTTCATCACACCGAGGCTCGCCGGCCCAGGTATGACTGGTACCGCCCGTGATGCCAAGAATCAACCTCTAAAAAAGAACAAGGGTATATTCCTTCATGATGTATATAAAGAATATAAGGAATTTAGCACTATTATACGTTCTAGTGTTGATATCACTCAATTAATAGGTAGGCACTGGTTTTACAACTATCTCCTCAAGTGTAAAACTACAGGTACTCTTGTGAGTTGCTACAAGGATGGTGATTACTACAAATCACACTCTGACATTTCGACAGTGACATGTATAAGCTATCATTGGAAAACACCAAAAAAGTTTCAGGGTGGTGAGTTATATTTTGGCGATTACGAAGTTCCGATAGAGAATAACTGTATGCTCATATTTCCATCGTGCACCGAACACGAAGTTAAACCTGTTCACGGCGAAGGGCGCTATAGCATAACTAGGTTTATGAGTTAAAAGTATAAGACTCTTTTAGAATATGTCTGTTTTGTCACCCCCCCAAAAGCCTGTTCGTCTCCCAAAGTCTGATCGCAAAGAGAAATCGGCGTACACGATCAATCACACCCACAACAAACTTTACGGAGTTCGGCCATCTGATAAGAGCATGAAGATTTCTATAGTCAGCTTTTCAAATGTGAATCATGCTCAAAAGATGTCTGTTATGATTGAAGAGTATCGCCGACGCACCGGTGAGTGGCCTGATTTTATGAATGATCACTCTGATAATTTGTTTCTACCTGATGACGCCAATAACAAGAAACTTATTGAACTGAGTATTGTTAAATGGGACTTGGACGAACTCAAGATGTGCTGCATGAACAATATGTTGGATTTGATTACACTCAATTATATGAAAAAAACGCTCGACGGATTCAGTGTTGGTGGTGACACATACTTGATAAATGGTCCTCTCGAGTTTTACCAGGAGCGCTTCAGTGAATTATACCATCTGGATTTCCCTGCATAGGGGTCTCATCTGCCTCAATCTCTTCGACGAGATGATCAATCTCGTTTACAATGTCCCATAGACGGTTCTCCGTCTCATCCATGACACGCGCCATCTTGGTGTTTACCGTGTCATTAATGAGATACCACCCACGCTTAACGCGAGAGAGCGTCCGACTCAGAATCGTACACGTATTCTTGAATGTCAGATTCTCATCGCCCCAGATGCGCACAAACTCCTTGCGCTTGGTCATATCGACCAGGTACTTGACCGGGTTTGGAAGGAGTTTGTATACATTCGGGATGTACCGCAGTCCAAGCGCCGTATCGCGCGACATGTAAAACAGGTTGCACGTAAAGTCAGTCGACTCCTCACTGCACCAGTCCTCGAACGACCCCTCATACTTGCAGAGGTCGAGGTGAATCTTTTCGTCAACAATCACCTTGACCAACCGCCGGATACCCTGTGACATATAGAGCCCCTCAGGGTGACTCTTGTCCGAGATAATCTCAACCTCGTGATTCTGGTTGAGCACCCGCATAAACATATGCATGGGTGCGTCTTGTGGGAAGCAAATGTCAATGTCTGACGCCTTTTCTTTGCGAATCACAGTGTCCCGGACATATCCACCGAAGACCCAACCATCGAAGCTGAGAGCGAGGTCGACGATACGGCCCTCAGCGTCCATTGTGTATGGATCTTCTTAAATTTTTAAACCTGGGATTTTTGAACTCACACTTTTTAGTTGTCTGGAATGAAAGCTTGGTGGTCGAGTACCGCCTGGCAGTACTTCATCGCGAGACAAAAATGAACATGAACCCACTCGAGTGCATCCGAGTGTCCAAACTCCACCTTCATAGGATTCATCTGAATCTCACCCACCAGATCAATCTTAGTCTCTGTGCCATTGAAGTTTTTCGCCACTGCAATCATATGCTTGAACCACGTGACGTGCTCCTGGTTCTCCGGGTTGAACGCCGTCAGAAACTTTGCCGAGATGGACATTTTAATACAAGCAAACAAGTTCTTTATTTACCACAACCGCAGTACTTCTCCTTCTTGGGCTTGTTCAGCATCAGGTATGCAACTGCAGCAACGGCGGCGATGAGCATTGCTGTCCGTGTATCAATCATTAATCTTCGTCAACATAAGAATCCTGATCCGACTCCACCTCTTGCTCCGACTCTGTATCCTCTTCCGATGATGGAACATAGTCAGAGTCAGAGTCGCACCGCACAAAGCCATCATCCTGGGTTCGCTTGAATCCAATGTCAGTCTCATCATCCGTCCCTAGATACGAGGTGATTGAATCATCATCAATCTCGTATGTCTGATCCTCGTAGCGGTAGACTATGCACCCATGGTCCCGATCCTCACTTGGGCTGAGGTATCGGATAGTAAAGATGTCATCCTTTGTATCGAAGATCCGGGCGACAAGAGCTGTAGTTTTGCCGCTTGGAAGCTCAGTCAGAACCTTGATGAGCATTGTGCTACATAACCAGAAAATCTTTATGCATCTACGATTGCAACGTTTTCACCCGCGTCATTTGTGAATACGTAGCTCCTGCGAATCCAGACATCTGTCCGGACCCGATTCTCCTGGATCAGGTTGCGTATCGTGTGATTCATAATATCATCTGGTGGGAGATCATCATCAGAGTTGTAATGGATCGTCAGAGTCACCTTGTCTCGTGTGTCACTCCTGCACATTGGGCACCTCGAGTCCCTCTCGAGCCACTTGTAAATGCACCCAGAGTGAAATGCATGCCCGCACCTTAGAGTTGATGTATCATCCCTAGTCCCAACCTTGTCGAGACATACCGGGCATGACTCCGCGTGGTTCCAACACATTGATGTGCCGAATAGAGCAGGGCGCTTGCATCGATGATTCTTGGACGTCAACCCCGTGCACCTGCTCATGCTATCTATCAAGTAATGGAATTGTTTAGTTACAAGAATGTTCATTACACTAAAACTTCCAGCGGTTCCCGCAAGCCATGCAAGTGACGTAGGTGGTCATAGGCTCGTCTGCGCTGCGCGTCTGCATCTGGTAGTAGTCCGTCTTCTTCGACTTGCACTTACCACACTTGAACTGACCCTCATAGTCATCATCCTTCGACTTGTTCTTCTCCATCGCAGCCTCCTTGTTCTTCTTCTTCATCATCGTCGCGGCATAGAGCCCCTCGGGCTCAATCACATCCGGTGGGTTCTTCATGATATCCTTGTGGATGATACCAGCTCGGTACCGATAAGCCAGCTGATTCTCGTACTGCAGCTCAACCTTGTCCCCAACCACCTTCAGCTCGACGTGAAACCCTTTGGTGCGCTGGAAGGAGCGCAGCATACCCACTGCGAAGCACTTGTAGGTGTTCACAAAGGTGCGGTTCTCCCACGAAGCCACCTGTCCAGACTCTTTGAACTGACGAAAAGTGCAGTTCTGGATAGACTTTTCAATGTTCGAAGGGTGCACCCGATCCGTGAAGAACGGCTGGAACATGCTTCGGACATTGGAGCGCAGAGCCATTCCTTGTTCTGGAGTTACGGGTTTACTTTCGGGAGCCCTGGACATCCTGGGTTTACTGGAGTCACACTTTTTAGTTAAACGAAAGGAACTCTCATAATGTAATGTCGAAGTACCCGCTTGTTCACTGCTCCATGTCTCGCTGGATGACGAGCTCGTCTGATTTATCAAATCAGTGTCCCGTATGTGACTAACGATTGTATATGTTGCGCTGAACGCAAGTTGGTGGCCAAGATGCTGAGACAGGCCAACAAGGATGGAGTAGGCTTGGCGGGATTTCCTAGGTGGCTCTACAGGAAACACGGTGAGGTTGTTGTCTGGCGCGTCCTAGCTGACGGGAAGCCAGGTCTGTCTCTGCCATGCGTCCTCTGTAGAAAGACTCTAGATCGTTATCATATCGAGTGGCGAGCTCATCTCGGGTCGACTTGGCATTCGAGCCGGGATGATGATACACCAAAATCTAAACCCACCATCAAACAAATGAAGACTCTCAAGTTTGTAGCTTGCGTGTAATACCCAAACTCTTTTCGAGGGCACTCTCCGCCCTCTTCAAAGGCTTTGTGCGCTTCAGCTTCAGCTCATCCGGCTTGGTGGTTGTATCATTAATACTCTTCAGCTTCGATTCAGCTGATGCATGAGATACTACACCCTGAACCCGATCCTGGAGCTCAGCCATACCGACGCGACACGTCATATGAATTTGGTTCGGCATCTGGACGAATGGGGGGTCTTTACACCCTCGAAACTCTTCAATTGTCATTGTACCCCCAAACACCTTGAGACACTGGCGCTTCGGAGCAGTCGGAACAGGCTCAAGCTTCTTGTAGACATCTCGGCGCATAAGTGTAATGTATTGCTGAATCTCACCCCACCGTGATGATGCCCTATCTATATTATATGCTCTTATACACCCCCAGGAACAGAATGTACCCATCGTAGTAAACCTCTTAAGCCGGTCATCGTATTTGAAGGGTAAATGTAATTCAGGTCCTTCAAATGGATGGCAACACCACCAACACCAAACCTCAGACATGAGTACTGAGTCTACTTTTTCTTTAGATACTCCACCACATCCGGATATTGTTTTTCAAGTCCGATAAAGTCCATCATGTGACCACATTGACTGTGTTTCTCGTGATATTCGCATATACGTTCCGGTGAAGGCCCTGGATTGAATAGCACCCAAGCACCCTCCTCGGGTACCCACGTCATCTTCTTGATGTATGGGTCGGATGGCTGAGTCTCATACACCTTGATGTCGCCAGTACGGTTATCAATCCACATTGTAGATCAAGGGTTCGCAAACTTTATACTTAGAGCATAGGCCTCTGGAATCAGTATGTTGCTCAGCATTGACGTGGGGATCAAGAACCTAGCGTTATGTGTCATTCACCCAGATACGAAGAAGATTCACTACTGGGACGTTTCAGGTGTCCCTCCTATGCATGCTGACGGGTTGTTCCCGTGCATGAAGCGCCACCTCGACGAGCGCGCAGCTCACTTTGGACCAGTGAGAAAGGTTATTATTGAAAAGCAGCCGGATAAGAACAGGGGTATCAAGTCGGTGGAGCACTTTTTGCACGCCTACTTTCTGATTCATGACAAGGAGGTTATCATCTGGGATGCCCGTCACAAGATTCCAGATGTTGTTGGGCCTGGTCGGGCTCAGTACATCAAGCGCAAGAAAACATCCATCGAGCGATGCCTGGCATTCATCACAGAGACCAATCCTGACCTCGTCCCGACATTCAATGCTTCCAAAAAGAAGGATGACTTGGCGGATACTGTGATGCAGGCTTTGTCATTTGTGAATGCCCGACCTGTTGCAGTTGCCGAGGAGAAGACTGCAACGGCCCGAAAACCAACTGAGAATCAGACTCGTACCCGTTACTCCAAGGCTAACCTAGCATATCTGTACAAGGTGGGTCAGACTGACACGGCTCGCTTCAAGAAGGACCTCGCCAAGTATTATTCGAATGTGTCAGAACTCGTTAAAGAGTTTAAGCTCTCGAATGATAATGAATCCTGATGGTGGGTTTGTCCGTCTGGTGGACTCTATGCCACGAGAGAATCTAGACTCGGCGATAGTTCAGGCTGCTCGGGTGTCTTACGGTGCTGGGACGAAAAAGACATCAGATGACCGGTCTCTGATTCGCTATCTGCTGCGCCATCAGCACACAACCCCGTTCGAGATGGTCGAGTTCAAGTTTCACATCAAGTGTCCAATTTTTGTAGCGAGGCAGTGGATGCGCCACCGGACCGCATCAGTGAACGAGATGTCTGCTCGGTACTCGGAAATGTCTGAGGATTTCCTCCTCAATGACGAGTTTCGCTTTCAGTCGAGGAACAACCGTCAGGTTTCGGACGATCCATTTCCTGAGGAGCTCAATGAACAGGCAAAGTATATCCAGACCTATGCATGCTTTGAAGCGTACACAGCCTACCAAAAGCTTCTGAAGTTGGGGTGTGGGCGCGAGCTTGCGCGCACTGTACTCCCAGTAAACCTCAATACCGAATTCTACTGGAAGATTAACCTACACAACCTCTTGCACTTTCTAAAGTTGCGGATGGATGTTCATGCCCAGAAGGAGATTCGGGATTATGCCAAGATGATCTGGGACATCATCGAGCCTATGGTACCAGTAACGTGTGAGGCGTTCAAAGACTTTCGTGTCGGTGCCATCACTCTGACTGCCCCAGAGCTTCATGCAATCATGGAGCGACGTGATACAGTTCCAGGTATTAGTGAGAATGTAGAGTTCCAGGAGAAAAAGAAGCGTATTTTTTTGTAGATGATTAGTAATGGATTACATGCAACTTGTTGGAAAAAGAGAGTACGCGAATCCTTTTGCTGCAGCTGCTGCAGGGGCGGCTGCAAAAGCAGCCGCAGAGGCGGCTGCAAAATCGGCTGCAGGAGCTGCAGCGACTGCTGCTGCCAAGTCGGCTGCGGGAGCTGCTGCGGGGTCGGCTGCCAAGACGGCTGCAGAGGCGGCTGCCAAGACGGCGGCAGAGGGTGCTGCAAAGGCGGCTGCAGGGGCGGCTGCCAAGACGGCTGCAGAGGGTGCTGCCAAGACGGCTGCAGAGGCGGCTGCCAAGACGGCTGCAGAGGGTGCTGCAAAGGCGGCTGCAGGGGCGGCTGCCAAGACGGCAGCTGAATCGGCTGCAAAGACTGCAGCAGAGGGTGCAGCAAAGACTGCAGCTGAATCGGCAGCCAAGACGGCTGCAGAGGCAGCAGCAAAGACTGCTGCGGAAGGTGTCGCGAAGACTGCTGCAGAGGGTGCAGCCAAGAGTGTAGGCAAGGAGACTGCCGCAAGTGTAGCCAAGAAGGCGGCTGAGTTTGCATCCAAGAATGCTGGCAAGATTATTGCGGGTTTGACCGCAGTGGGACTTGGTTTGTATGCGAAGGATAAGTTTAATGAGCTCAACGGTAAAAAGGTGGGTATAACCAAAACTGAGGCTGGCTCGACTGGAATCGGATTTGGCATCGGAGCCGACAAGAAGATTGTTCTGATGACATACGATCCTAAATTGAAGGTTCGTAAACAGGATAAGATTACGATTGTTGGGTCCAAGACAACACCCTCGATGGATGGTGAGTATGATGTCAAGGATACAAAGAGCGACACGCAGGTTGTAGTTGATGTAGGTAAGGATATTACTGCATACGCGCCAGGTGGTGATTTTACTCTGAAGACTACATTCGAGGCTCAGGTGTTGGGGACTATGGCTGACGCGGCTGGAGTTGCCGGTGAGGCTGCTGGTGAGGTGCTCGAGGCTGGTGGAGAGGCTGCCGGCAAGGGTTTCGAGGGTCTCATGAAGGGTCTTGGTATTTCTATGGATACAGTAAAATATGTCGGTATAGGTGTTGTTGTCATTTTCATTATATTCGTCATCCTGAAGTTGATGGCAAAGAAAAAGGCTGCTTAAGTCCACTCAGAGTCATTTGCCATTTGTGACATTTGTTGCCCCGATGGGATCAGATCTGTGAGTGGCGCAAGACCGAATGCCTGTGTGAATGGGCTTGATGCAATTGAAAATACTGCTGCAGAACTTGCTATTGCGAGTGGATCTCCACTCTTCACTGCGCTACCGAGCTGCATGGCTCGCTTGCCCAATGTAGAGTTCTTCACGTCATTCTCAGATGTACCTGGTACTGGAGCCTTGCGCTTGCGCATGGTCATATTAAGGGAAGGACCCTCGAGCTTGCGCAGATATACATCACTCTTTGTTACTGGACGCTGGTAAAGAGCTGCAGTGGCACCATTCTCAAATCCTGGTGGTGGGACGTGCTCACAAAGTGCCCCCTTAGGGCCTCCCACACCACGGAAACCGGAGGGGCAGGGTTTGGAGCATATACCCACGCTAGTCTCTGTCCGGCCATCATCGCACTTCATTCTGGACACACCAGCGCCTCGAGAGTATACATCACTCTTTGTTACTGGACGCTGGTAAAGAGCTGCAGTGGCACCATTCTCAAATCCTGGTGGTGGGATTTGCTCGCAAAGTGCCCCATTAGGGCCTCCCACACCGCGGAAGCCGGCGGGGCAGGGTTTGGAGCATATACCAATGGTAGTCTCTGTCCGGCCATCATCGCACCCCATACGAGATGCTGAGGTGCGCTTGTAGCGATCGCGAGAATAAGTCTTTGTGAATGTACGCCCAGCACCTCTGCTGTACTTATCTCGATTATATGTGTGTGCATCTCTGAAGCATGTGCAAGGATCATTACGGTATCCGGCGGGGCATGAATTTCCGCATTTTCCATTGTCTGAGCACTTTCCGTATGCGCATGCTCTGGCGCAGCATCCACCCTTGCCTCTCGAGTCTGATCCTCTCGTACAAGTGAGTGGAAAGGTGGTGTAACCAGAGTCGCAACCCTTCAGACATAGTGTCACACCATCAGACCCGTATCCAGGATTGCACTTTGGATAGCAGAATCCGACACCTAGACCAGTACCACGCTCTTCATTTGCGTCACACCCATCCTTGGCGCAGAAATCCACAGTTGTCTGTCTGTACCCAGCATCGCAATCCTTGTAGCACCACTCAGGAAGTCCAGGTGGGCTTGAATATCCAGGATTGCACTTCTTGTAGCAGATGAGTCCAAGGGTATCCTCATCAGCATTGCACTTGGGCTTGGTGGGAACCGGATCGCGACCCTGCTGCAATGGGCGAGTGCAAGACACAACATCCCCCGGTGTTGGCTTGTTAGTTCCTGGTGGGCACTGCTTTGCGCATGTTATACCACCTGAACCACCAGTGCGATCAGTTCCCGTGGGACAATCTTGAATACACCGAGTTATCCCATCCGACTTGTAGCCTGCCCTGCACTTGGGGTAGCACAAGAGACTTCCGGCCATTCCTAGTTCTTCGTCCGGGTTACACTTGGGCTTGGCTGGAACCGGATCGCGACCCACCTGCATTGGCCGGGTGCAAGACACAACATCCCCCGGTGTTGGCTTGTTAGTTCCTGCTGGGCAGTGCTTTGCGCATGTTATACCAGCTGGACCACCAGTGCGATCGGTCCCTGGTGGACACTCCTGAATACACTGAGATGCGCCATCCGACTTGTAGCCTGCCCTGCACTTGGCGTAACAGAATCCAACGCCTATTCCAGTACCCTTCTCTGTTGGCTCTTGGCACTTGTCTGAAAAGCAGAACAGGTTCATGTTTCCCATACCCTTGATCATACGCTGATTACGCTCTACAGCTCCAAATACATCAATCTTGTTGAGATCGCCAGCTGCAGCTTGAGCCTTGTCGATTATTTTGTTTGCTTGGCCAGCCAAGTATACTGAGGGATCGATGGTACCCGGTGGGCATGGATGATACATATTCTCAATGTCAAACACGTTCAAAATACCTCTAACGAATGTTCGTCCGAAGATGGATTCGGCAATGTCCTGCGCCTTGCCAATCTTGCAGTTCTTTGTGCCAGACTTTGTCAGGCAGTACTCCTCAGTCAGGTTGCAGGAACCAGTTGTCTCATTGTATGTGACACCCTTGCCCATATTTTCACAAGTGACGCGCATCAGGGATGGCCTAATCTCGCATTGATTTGTGGTTGTATTCCACTCTATGTACGATGGGTATTGTACGCTGAGGGGCCAATTCTTACAGAGTTTAGCTTCTGTATACCCACACTGCGTTTTACCAGGTCCAAGAGTTATCATTTTTCCTTTGTTTGCTGTGCACAGAACATCAATTGCCTTGTCAATCACCTTGTCCATCTCAATGTTGCTTGTGATGAATTCAACCATTGCATTACTGTCAAGTGCCAGTTCACCCTGGCGTGTCTGAGGCAGAGCCCTAAACTTCACCATTGCACCCTCGATGTACTCGTTGCCTGGAGCCTCCATCAGAGTGGTAATCTGAGTCCCCAGTGCAATCGAGTAGGCATTTGCACCTGATTCACCGAGCTTATCGAGGGGACCATACAACAGAGGATATCCAGCCCCAATCTTTTCAATCTCCTCCTTGAAAATACTGTCAATCTCCTTCTTCTGGTTCATGAGATCATCTTTGCTCGTATAATCCTGGAACCCTCCCAAGTTCAGAGAGTCCATGTAGCCCAGAGTTGCGTTGAATATAAACTCTGCTGCAGCAACGATAGGGGCTGCTGGTCCAGCTGCTGCGGCAGTGGCACCCTTGGCCGCTAGACCTGTGCCTACAGTTGTCGCCGCCTTTGTTGCCGCCTTTGTTGTAGCCTTGGTGAGCAAACGTGTTCCAAGAGATGCCATGAGATTGTCAGCCGAGCTGAGTATACCCTTCAGAAGGGCCTTGCTCCCCATCTTTGTTGCACTCCGCGTAAGAACCTTTGAAGCAATCTTCTTCAAGAGTAAATTCAACACCTTGTCGGAAACCATGTTGGCTGCAATGGTTGCGTAAAATTGGGGGTCCTTGGCCAAATTAGCTGCTATGCTTGTAGCTTGACTCGCAGCGGAGGGGGTTGCGGTAGTAGTCTGTTTTGCTGGAGCTGCCGGTGCTCCAGGAGTAGTCTGTTTCGCGGGAGCTGCTGGCGGTGCTGGTGCCCCGGGAGCTGCGGGAGCTGCGGGTGCTGCGGGTGCTGAGGGTGCTGCTGGTGCCGCTGGAGTAGTCTGTTTCGCTGGAGCTGCTGGTGCCCCTGGAGTTGCTGGCGCAGCCTGTTTTGCAGCTTCTTCGGCTGAAAAACTGAGATCGACAGCATCCTGAGCCTCAGACTTTACCTTAGCAGTATCGACTGGTTTAGGCTGCTGTTTCATATACATCCGAACCCCTATAGCTATTGCAGCTAGTAGGGTAAACAGCAGTAAGTACAAACTACCATCTGCCATCTAATGTATAAAGATATTTTTATAAAGTATGACATGGAGAAGTACCTGAAAGAACCTTCTGTGTGCCATGAGGAGATTTCAATAAAATATACTAATGATGGGATTAGCACCAATAGGATGAATTATGGATTCGAACCTACTAAAATGAATGATCTTCCTGCATTTTTGACTGAGAAGCTTGGAGTTGTCAGATATAATAAATTTTTGACTTATTTCAAGCGTGAGATTGAAGATCCTCGTACAGATGAATATATGATGATTGGTTATGATGGACATGACTATGAACTTTATGTAGAATACGAGAGTGAAGTAGTAGGTGAAATTAGATCCTATGATATTGGTAAGGATGCAGAGTTTATGTACTCTGTAATCGACCCTGACATTTACAGTAATGTGTACACGTATCTTGAGAATGCACTTCCTTACCCCATGTTCAATGAATTTTGTCGATTTTTACCGGTTCGTAAATGTGAAACTATTTACTCTAAGCTTTCTCCTTTGCATAAATGCATCTATCTGTTTCGTCCTAGAGTTTTCCCACAAGTCAAGTTTATCAAAGAATTGCTGATGAGTGCGGCTAAAGTTGTAAATGTGAAGAGCATCGACCTAGATGACAGTATGTATCTTTCTTTTGTTGCTATTGGTATTACTCGCGATGATACCCCAGAGCTCGCCTATTACTTTAGGCGGGAGAGATCTCAGCGGGTGGTGAAACCTGCTGTATATCAGTAGTTGTGTTTTCTGGAAGAACGTTTACAACTGGGCTTGGCACCTCTGCTGGGGCTGGGCCGGGGGGTTGCTCGTTCATTGGTGGGGCTGCATCAATAGCTTTCGCCTTCCACATTTCAAACTCTTTGTTGAGCTTGCTGTATTCGGCAGCCGTCTTCTGATCAAACTCACCCTCCTTCGATTCGTTCCCTGGTATAGATTTCAGAATTAACATCTCAGCCTCCATCTCACCGGCTGTCTTGTTGAACTCTGTTGAAAGCTCCTCAATATTCATTTCAGGTTTGTACTCTGCGGGCTTGTACGAGCTCTTGCTCTTGCGTCTGAAGATCATCCAGAGAAGAATCACAGCCAGAACAAGTCCTAAAGCCAATCTCCACATTTAATACACGGCAAGATTAAATGGAGGCCATAATAACGAAACCCTTTTTCGATGTTGGTGGTCGGAAGTACATCTGCCTGAGAATAAGCGAAAAAGTGATTCAGGTTAAGGTTCCATTCAGGTATAACCGGGTGATGTGCCGTGTGAACGGGCTGAGGCCCGTCCAGGACTTGGGCACTGGCGAGTATGTCACGGTGGTTATCGAGAATAGACGTTGGGACGGAGATGTGTTCCCAGTACTAAAAGAAATCAGCTGCTCTGATAAGTATGTTGAGTAGAACTGGGTACATTACAAAGGACCTGCCAGACATAAAAAAAGAGCTCACTGTAAGGCCAATCGAGAATGCGGTCGGAATTCGACCACCATCCTTCAAGGTTTTCAGATGTGACACCAAAGGGAATATGTGTGTACCAAGATATTACGGAACGGAACGATTTGGAAAACCAGTTGATAAGCGGCCAGAACCAGCACGAGCAACAATCAACTTTACCGGGAAGCTACGCGACCAGACGCGCCAGAATGAAGCTATGGATTGCTTCAGTCGGACGGAAAGTGGTGGGGTTCTTTCACTCCCTTGCGGGTTTGGAAAGACCACAGTTGCACTCGCGATTGCGGGAAGGCTGGGAGTTCGAACAATGATTGTTGTTCACAAAGAGTTTTTGGCTAATCAGTGGCGGGAGCGCATCAACCAGTTTTGCCCGGGCTCTACTGTAGGTATAGTGCAGGGTGATCGCTGCGAGCTTGAGTGCGACTTTGTAATTGCGATGATCCAGACTATGTGTCAGAGGGAGCATCCCATAGGGTCATTCGACTCTGTAGGTCTCCTCATTGTTGACGAGGCTCATCACATAGGTGCACCAGCCTTTTCCCAATTTATGTTCAAGCTCTGCCCCAAGTATACACTTGGTCTGACTGCAACCCCAGAGCGAAAGGATGGACTTACCCGTATCCTCTACTGGTTTCTAGGGGCTTCGTTCTTCACGGTGGAGCGTGAGAATCAGAAGCATGTCGAGGTTCGGAAGCTGTCATTCGACTGTGAAGAGTTCAATTCTGGTCCACCAATCAACCGCATAGGCAAGGTGTCACTTGTCGATATTGTCAACTTGCTGGTGGGCATTGAAAAGCGGAACAAGATGATTCTGGATACCGTGAAGGAGTGTCTGGCTGAAGATCGGAGGGTTCTGATTCTGACTGATCGCAGAGGTCACTGCTTCGAGATGCACGAGGCGCTGCCAGAGTCTGGCTTGTATATTGGTGGTATGAAGGAGAAGGATCTCGAAGAGTCGAGTCGCAAGAAGGTTATTATAGCCACCTTCAGCCAGGCTCACGAGGGTCTTGACATTCCATGCCTTGACACTGTGATATTGTCCACCCCTCACTCTGATGTGAAGCAGGCTGTCGGCCGTATCCTACGAGAGACCAAGGGGAAACAGAACCATCCAGTAATCTACGATATAGTAGATCATTGGAGTGTCCTCTTTGCGATGTGGCAAAAGAGACTGAACATGTATCGCGAGTCTGGTTTTGCATGTGAGAAGGAGCCTGAACAAAAGCTTCAGGGGTGTCTGTTTATTTGAATCCATCGATGATTGCCATGAAAAAAACTCCTATGACAAAAAACATTACTAGATAATTGCATTCCGTTACTTCACCAACTGGACCTGATTTGTGAAGCACCGGTTTGTATCTTGTGGGTGGCGGACTGAAGTCAACTGGTGCATATGATAGCATTTAAATTAGAGGAGATTTTTATAGCGTCACCTCCTTCTTTTTCTTGGTTGATCGCTTGCGGCCCACCGACTTGATTGTCACATCCTTCGTGTCTGATGTGATTGATACAATGTCGGACAGGTCATCGTCTGAAGGCAGCATCTGAGCTGGCTGAGTTTCGCGAACAACTGGGCGAGAGTTGGCTGGTGGCGGTGGCGCCATGAATCCAGTCATCAGAGAGCCGAGATCGATACCTGGGCCACGCATCTCGCGACGGCCATTCATGTCCCGGGGAGTTGGTGGGCGCTCACCCCCCTGAGAGTTCTGTGCGGCTGTTTTCTTGATCGCATCCATCATATTCTGAACCAGCTGAGGGTTGTTCTTGAGTGCGTCACCGCTCGAGATGCCCGCCTGCTTGAAGATGGACTTGCTCAGATGGAACATCATTGCTGAGCCACCCACCATCATCAGAAGCTTAATCTCTGGTGCAACCGCCACCTTGTTCTTGTATTTGGCGTGCAGCTCCTCAAAGACAGTGTCATAGTCATCCACATTCTCCATCATATTCTCGGACCATCCATCCAGCTCGATGTCGAATGGATCGTAGCGCTTGTTAAGAAACTCGAGGCCAGTCACGCAAGCGATCATCACCCGACGAGCCACCTTGACAGACTGATCAGTCTCAATCTGGTACATGATGCGCTTGTACTCGGTACGGATCTGCTCGATATCCGAGTAGGTGGAAAGCTTGCCGGATGTCTTGAATCCCTTCTTCTCGAGGCGTGCCAGCTTGTTCAGGAGGTCCGCCTTTTCATCCTCGATGGATGTGTAGCCCTCAGAAGGCTGGGGACCCATGGGCATCCCACCACCCATGCCCATACCTCCTCCACCCATGCCCATACCTCCTCCACCCATGCCCATACCGCCTCCACCCATATCAAACTCATCCTGGGGTGGCATGCCCCCGTCCCACTCCTCAGGGGGTGGTGGACCCCCGCCAGCTGAACGCTTGACTGGGTTCATGAAAGCATCCATCGAAGGATCCATCTCGCCATAGTCCTCCATCGGAGTCTGAGGCATGGTCATCATGGGTCGCATTGGGGGACGGTATGGCGGTGGCTTTCTCATCGGAGGCTTTCCGACAGGGATTGTGCGCTGGATGTCAATCTCATCCAGTAGAGCCCGCTCATTTGCATCGAGTTCCATCGTCAACCCAGTATCTTTAGTAACAACTACGTCAGCCATCTGACACTTTATAAGAAATGAAGCGACTGGCTTTAACGCAAAAATAATGTCGACTACTAACAAATGGCTTTGCTCAACCGTCTTCAACGTCAGACTGGTATGTACATTTTGATTGCTCTGCTGGCTCTTTGGCTCCTGTCCAAGATGATGGGTAAGAAGAGCTATCTGTATGACCAGCGCCGTCTGCGTCCAGTCGACCTGGCTGCCAAGTATACTCAGGAGGGTGACCTGTTCAGCCTGCCCTACAAGATGGAGTGCACCCCAGGCATGTTCTCCAGCACATCGGCAATGTCAATGGGTCTGACCCCAGGTGGCATCTGCGGCGACCAGGACATGATCCGTAAGCAGATGAGTGAGTACAGCATCGACAGCGGCATCGGCGGCGGACTGCTGGAGAAGTTTTAGATTCACATAGTAGATGGAGTATCTCCTGTATGTAGACTCCAGAAATCGAGACACCTCGTTGTACCCCTCCGGGAACAACTACGTTCTAAACTTGGTAACACCCATACGGAATGTATCACGTGTAGAACTCATGTTTGCAAAGGTCCCCAACACAATGTACAATCTTAACACCCCTAGATTCCTGACATATTCAAATGCGGTATCGTCATCCAATCTCTACTTGCCATCAGGCTTCTATTCCGCTGATCAGCTTTCGAACACTCTGACGGTTTCCAAGAATGTACCGACACTGACAACGAATGTACTGCCTGCGGAGGGGAAGCTTCTGTTCATTTCAACAGACTCCACCTTTTCACTGACCCCACTGACTGCAGAGGCAACCAGGCTGACGGGAATCACAGGAACTCTGAACTCGGCTGCAGCCTCCACCTTTCCAGAATATGCAAACAATACAGTTTTTAGCGGAAAGTACCTCATCAAGTCATCTAATGTTATCAACACAGCCACTAATGAGTTTGTTTTTCTGGATATCGAGGAGTTCAGGACCACTAGAACTCACGATGCTCGAAAGATTGTGACTGTCACATCCACAACACCCTCCGGGAATACTATCGTTCGGCAGACTACAGAGTCGCCAGGAGTCGAGCGAGTTTTTGCCATGTTCCCTATGGATGTGGATCCAGGCAAGTTCAAGGTGTATGACTCGAATTCTGACACGTATATGAGTGCCGACTTTCCTCAACGAGTCCCGAAAGTGGCCAAGCTGACTGTTCGGTGGCAGGATGCATCAGGTAATTTACTGGCATTCAATGGGCTTGAGCAAAACTCGTTCCTGCTCCGACTCATATGTGATGAGGTTCCAGTGACACTGGAGCGCCCGGAGGGTCTCCCTTCACCGGTTGACATTGACAAGGGTCCTGATCAGAGAAGGATGATTATCATTGCAGTTTGTGCAGTACTTCTCCTTGGTCTACTCGTAATTTCTTTCATGAAGAAGAGCACCTAGATGTCTTCGTTCCATACTGCTGTAACACCGACGAGTGGTGTTGCACCTGTTCCAAAGGCGGCGAATGAAACAGTTTCACCCGGGAAGATAGATATATCATATGGTGTCAAATCCACTACGGCTATCGAGGTTGCCGAAATAACAGTCGAAAATATCTGTTTTCCACCTGATATTGTTACGTATGATGTGGGAGCCTGGACATTACTGGATACACACGAGTTCCCTCCAGTAATTGTCACACCCTGATCAACACTTGTTCCATCTAATGGGACAAATACGGAAGGACCAACTGAGTAGTTTTTAATAAGCCGCAAGATGACAATCGTAGAAGTGTTTCCACCATTGATGGCGACAGACAATGATCGAAGGTGAACAAATGCTCGGTTAGCTATTCCATTAAGACTGGTTGCATTTCTAATGGCGAGAGCCGAGGTTAGAGTAGTATTTGGTATAGCTGTAAGATATGCATCTTCAGACTGGAGTGGCCCGAGAAAGGTTCTTATACCCTCTACAAATAGCGCAACCGACGCAGTTGAAACCTTGCAGACGGCTGTTGATGCAGCGCTATTGTATGATGCCATGATGAAATTCATAGATGGGTTGCGAAAGTTTGGTTGAGTTGCCGTATTTGCATTCTGAACAACATGTACAAGATTGAATCTACCAGTCTTCGAATTGAGTACATAAAAAAACATATTTCCGGCACCCAAATACTGGAATTTGATTTGGAAGACGTTGAGTTTTGTGGGATCTATAGTCTGACCAGAGGCTGTTCCGGCACCATTCTGCTTGTCTTTGTTCCATGTGGTTTGTGGATACCATGTATCAACTGAATGGCTTCTGTACAAGACACCGAATGATGTTCCGTTGAATCCAAAGAACAATCCATCAACTGTCCTATCTCCAATTCCAACCAGTTGAGTGTTCCCAGCCGCACCAGCTGTAAACATTCCAGTAAATCGCGCCTTGACACCTTGCCCAGCGCGATATCTCAGATATCTCACGGATGTCAGAGTCGCTGAGCTGCTCAGAGTAGCCGCAGTAGTGACATTCGCCATTCCGTTGAACCAGCCAACCTGACCACCATTTGCTAGTGTATTACTTACGAGGTTGTTGTTGATACCATATATAAAGTCCACTTGGCATGTTGGTGTATCTTGTGAAACATCTACAGCTCCAAATGCAGTTCGCGGCTCAACCATAGTAACAACAAGTGAATTGTCTCCGTTTGTTGCTACTTGCTCATATATACCACCCCCAAGTGTCTTACCCCAAACGAATGACCGAGTATCCACACAATCCGTGTAATCAGTCATAATTTCGGTAAGTCGGTTCGTCTTCACTGCGATGCGAGCCTGTGGATGGAAAATAGTCTGAATGGTGAATGAAGTCTGGGCATTCGAGTCATTTATGTACACTACTCGAAAGTACTGGCACGATGTTGTTGTATCGAGTGTGAAGCCGTTTGAAGTTGTACTATCCACTGGCGAAACCACGTTTGATATAGCTATCCAGTTGGATGGGGAACTAGTATTGGAAAATTGAACCATGATGTTACCTGTCGCGGTCGGTGGCTGAATATAGTAACTCACGCTGATTGATGCGTATTGGCTCACCTCCTCTGGTGTACCTGTAAATGTAGCACCACCCGCGAGAGGTGCAATTGTAGAGTTGGCTGGGGACACGAGCGAATTCAGAGCTGGTATGTATGTCATCTCTAATACATCTATATACTAAATTATACTCCAAACAGTCCCGGTCCACAGGATTTGGAGTGCCATATAGTTTCTATTCATTGTGATGGAGGCTGAGCCGTCACACAGATTTGGGCTCGTTGTTGAAATTGTAATTGCTGATGTACCCGCTGTTCCTGCTTCATCTTTTATGATGAAAGTCTTGCCTGCTGGGAGAGTTGACCCGAGTGGGAGTGTCACAGTTACACCTGCGCCATTCACCCCTATATATACATCTGTTGATAGAGCGCCATAGCTTGTAGATCTTCCAGTGACTATACCTCCAGTCACTGTGAGATTTGTGCAAATTATGTTACCTGTGACTGTGAGAGTAGTAAGACCTGTGATTCCGCTCAGAGTCGCCGTCCGACCAAATATGTTGGACGTCTGGACAGAGTTGGAGGTGATGCTGTCGAATGTGCTTATGCCAGGGATGGCGACATTCGAAGCCAGGGTTACTCTTCCGTACTGGTCGATCGTGACTTGGGCAACTGTCCCCGCATCACCGTACATACCCGGTGTCACACCACTCACTGGTAAACGCGCAGACAACAGAGTACCAGATGAAAGATTAGAGGCGTTGAGATTTGATAGACCAGCTCCATCACCACTAAACACAATCTGCCCTGTCGATACTACAATAGTAGACCCTTTGCAGCAGCCTCCGTTCGAAATGCTGTCAAACATCTTCTATATTACAAGTAGAAGATGTTTTACGTTCATGCAGATTCAACGAATCGTGACACGGTACAATATCCACACGGGAATTCTTATACGCTTCATCTTACAACTCCAGTACAGCAAATTACAGGTGTCGAACTTATAGCAGCCAAAGTCCCCAACTCAATTTACAACCTAACAAATGGGTCGAATATTCTGACCATAGACTCGAGTGTTAATATTTCGATACCGAATGGCTTTTACTCTGCTTGTGGACTTGCCTCGGCTCTGAGTCTAGCTTCCAACTTATCAGTCAACTTTTCACAGGATGAAGGCAAGCTGATATTTTCAAATGTTCTACCATTCACCATCCAGGCTCAGACGGATGAAATCTTGCGAATGACTGGACTCGCTCAGGGTGTACAAAGTTCGATTGTGGCATCAACCGATCCAGCTTACTTGTCTTATGGTTCACGGAGTATCATCAGATCTGTAAATGTGATGGATCTATCGACGAATGAGTTTGTATTTCTGGATATTGACGAGTTGAGGTCCGTCAGGATGATTGATTCCAAGTCTCTTGTGAGTGAGACGTATGCAGGAACAACCATTCGATCCACCTTTGGTATGATTCCTATGGATGTACCGTCTGGTGGGGTGAAAAACTTCAAGGAGCAGACAGACTACAAACTGTCCATCAAGTTTGATACACCCATCTCCAAGATTTCACGGCTCACGATTCGCTGGATTGACAAGGATGGTCAGCTCATTAACTTTCAGGGGTTTGAGAATAACGCATTTCTACTCAAATTCGAGGTGAACGAGCCCAAAGAGCCTCCACCAGAGCCAGAGCCCAATTTGACGGAGCTCGAGGTGAAGCGACTCGTCGAGTCTATGCTCCCCCCACCCATGCCCGCACCCAAGAGGAAGATTCCTCGCATCTTCCTATATCTCGTTATTATGGCTCTTTTGGGAATGGGTATCAAGGTGGTATTCTTCAAGAATAATGTAACAGTACAGTAGGCATGCCATATTCGGCGACATACAGCATAGGATATGGGATCGGTGTCACAGAATTGGTGGTAAAGTCGAATGTGTACTCATCGCAAGCTGCGCCCCTGACCAACTTTCTGGGAGGATCACTTTTGAAATCAACCCCAATCACGGTAACAAACTTTACATCGACTGGTAATTCGATCATCACCACAGGCAATATGACCATGACGGCACCCCCCAGTCAGACTGACTTTTATGGGGGGTTTACTGGTAACGTAATCAACTGTTCAGAAATCATAGGAGGTAACGTAATTGGCCAGGTTTTGTCTTTGAACAGCATCAATGTGGGCACAAACGTCATCACCACCGGTAACGTCATAGCTCTTGTTTCTATAGCCAATCGATCAAATGCATACACCAACCTCATCTCAGCCGCAAACATCTATACGGGGACATACATAGGAACGGTGACTGGCCAGTCAGTCTCAACCCTTGCATCCCTGACGGCTCTGTCCACTCTGACAGTGGGTGGGAATCTCATAGGTAATGTACTCACAACCGGTACAGTGACTGTTACTGGTCAAGTCACTGGAAATATACTTGCAGGCTCAAACACTATAACAGCCATTGCGCAAAGTGCAACCTTCAACCAGTCGGTGGGTGATATCAGAGTCTTGGGATCGAACGTAGCACCCTTCCGGACTGCTGTGGTGAATGCTGGTACACTGATTGGGAGTATGACTGGATTTTCAAACAACATCACCACTTCGGGTGACATAACAACTGGGCTAGGCTACATAGGAGCCTTCAGGGGTGATATTCTAGGGAGCGGCCAATTCATCACCAATGAGTATGTGGGCAAGGTGACTTCTTCAGTCCCTATTACTGCATCCACTGTGACTGGATCAGTGTCCGCCAACTCACTGACAGCCTACACAAACAATCTGTCTGGTGCTCAAATATCATCAAACACAGCGCTCATAGGAGAGATTAGATCGTATGCAAACTCAATCATTACTGGTGTAGTCACAGCCAGCCAGGTTTTTGTCGCAACCATGTCATTCACTGATCAGATTACAACATCTGGTAATGTCACCGCCACAACCCTCGTAGGATCCTTCACTGGATTGAACGTCATAACATCTGGAACCCTTACAAGTTCGGGTGGCAACCTTTTGGGGAGACTGATAGGTTCGAATGTTGTTACCCTGTCTGACTCGGTTGTATCAAACACAGTTACTGGTACTATAGTCACGTATGCGAATGTCATACCAGCCACAATAGTCACCTCTCCGAACATAACCGCGGACTCTATGGATACCTTTACAAACACCGTCACGGTTACACGAGTCTCTGGGAGCTTTGTCGGACCCGTCTCCACATCTGGAATTGATATATTCTCATCAGGTTCTGTAATTGCAAAAAACTTTATAGGGCTGGTCGATGCTGGGTCGAACAGTATCATCACAACTGGAATTGTTCTCACGCAAGAGGGAATTCAGGGTAGTATTAACACGTTTGCCAATAACATCTCTACACAGGGTCTCATTACTGGTACATTTTTTGGTAACTACAATGGGATTGGGCCAATCACGAGCAATGCAGCCATGACAGTCTCTGGGACTTCAAATCTCTTCACTTTGTCATCGACTGGAACCATCTTTGTTCAGGGTACCATTTCCGGTAACTACACAGGGGCGGTCCAGACATTCGGAAACAGCATCGTTTCAACCGGAGGTTTGAGTGGAAATCTCATATTCACCCGAGTCACCGCATTTCAAAACTCGATCATCAATGATGCGGGCATCTCGTACGGGAAGAATATGCTCAAGTCAAACTATGGGAATGTAGCAAGCTATGGAAACATAGCTCCTATTCAAACCTCTATTGCACACTACTATTCGAATGTAGTTTCCCGTCAACCCTGGTGGTCCACAAGCAGTTCACCTACAGTCTCATATGTGTACACCCAGGATCAGACTGGATACTCGTCATCTGTTCTCATGCCTGATGGCAGAGTTGTTCTGGTGCCAGGTGCATCAAAAAATATAGGTATTTTCGATACAAAGACAAGCATATTCTCGAATCTGATTCCAACAGGTCTGACGCCATCTGCAGCGGGGTGGGGGTGGAACTCTGGGGTTCTCCTCCCCAATAGCAATATTGCATTCATACCAGGAAGTAACAATCACATAGGCATATATAATCCTTATTTAAACACAATTAGTCTTGGTCCCTTGATTGTAACTAATGACGCGTTCCGTGGTGGTATCCTCCTACCAAACGGTAACGTTCTATGTATCCCATATAACACGTTCAGCTTTACAGAGTTTGACCCCAACAATCCCTCCAGAGTTTTGAGGAATTCAGCGATTGGTGGTCCAGGAAACTCCCCATATCAGTTTTCTGGTACTCTATTACCCAACGGAAATGTCATATGTGCACCCCACAGTGGTAATTTTGTACTGTATGACTATCGTCAAGCCTTACCAGCCATTTCTACAAATTTGAATACCGTCTTTCTTCAAAAGCATTCGGGATCTGTTCTCCTCCCGACTGGCAATGTTCTGTGTGTTCCTACAGCAAGCGGATATAGACTGGGTCAGGTGTCACCAGCAGGAGTTTACTCGAATACAGTGAGCAGTGTATCTGGTAATGGATCATACCAGAATGCATGCCTTCTCGGACATGGCAAGGTTTTGTTCGGTCCAGGAACTGGGACGAACATCGGAGTGTATGATATCTACGCGGACACTCTCACAAACATAGTAATAGAGTCCGGGTATGGTGGTATTACTGCACTCCCCGATGGCAGAGCAATTCTTGCACCCAATACATCTTTGTTTGGGGTGGCATTGGTAAGCGGTGTGACTCAGCTGAACGAGCACCTGAGCACGAGCTCATACTTTAATAAGTTCTAATAACAGGATGCCATATTCGGCACAATATTCACAAGAATGGGGTAATACATTGTACACATCAGGAGTTGGATACTTTCCAGAAGTGTACAGTGGGTCGGTGTATCCCATTTTGGTTCCAGGAGTAATGAGAGTATCGGATGACGTATTCACAAATGAGCTTGGTAGGGAAGGTGTATATCTGACTTCAGGTAGGATTGATGCTGGTGGAAACAACATCGCAGTACAGTCAGTCACGTCCATGCTCAACTCTTGCGTATACTCGAGTAATATCACTGGCGCGACTCTCAACCTTGATTCTGCATTCACAACTGCCAATCTGACTGGTACATTCGTCATCAGTAACAACGTCAATACCGGCACCAATCTTCTCACATCAACCTCTGATATCCTCATCAGCCAGAATGTCAATACAAATAATCTCATCAGTAACGTTACCCTTTATGCGAATAACATGATTGTGGCTCGTAATTTCCTTGCAGGTACCATAACTACAAACGTTTTTGCCTATCAGAATCTCATACAGACAACCCAGATCACCTGCCAGACTATGATAGGTGATGGTAGAATAGGGTCTAATAATGCGGCATTCGCAGGGGCTGGTGTGTTTGGTTCAGCCTTTGGAGCATTCATATTCAACGATAGTATTCGCGGAAACAACTTGACAGCTGGTGAGGTGAGACCTTTTTTCGTCGAGGGCTATGCCAACACATTCACAGTTGGGTTATCGCGGGGACCAATGCAAGGACAATTTAACGCAGGCTCGAACAGCGTAACAACAACAAGCGGACTGACTGGTCAGTTGGCGGTGGCAAATGCTCGAGTTGGGTCGAATAATGTTGTATCGGGTGGTAAGATCTTCGCGAACAACTTTATTGGCGGGATCATAGGGTCTAACACGGTGACGTCTCAGGGTGGTGTATCAACCAGTGGCGAATCTGTTGGGGCTGTCACCGCCTTTGCCAACAACATAAATGCAAATGGTACTTTTGCCGCGACTCTGTTTATAGGAGCTCTGACAAATTCAGGACTCGATGTGAGTGCCACAAATGTTTTTGCGCAAACCATCAATGCAACACAATTCAGAGGTGGGTCTAATCTGCTCACCATGACCGTACTATCATCTTCAATGTCCGGTACTATGAACTGTGGCTCAAACAATGTGACTCTATCGACCGGGAACGTCACGAGCCAGAGTTTTTACGGAAACGTATCGGCTGTGAATATGGTTGTCAGCAACGTATCATCATCTAACATAGTGGGTCGGATTATAGGGTCAAACATCATATCGGTTGACAACTTCAAGGCGTCTAAACTCATCGGTCGAGCAGAATCTGCGTCAAATATAGTTACAACAGGAGCTATATCCGCTCCACAGTTTCAGGGTGCACTGCAACTCTTTAACAACACCATGTCTGCAACTTCAGGTAACATCTTCGTGGGGACCCGTATCTTTTCTGCAGATGTTCAGGGGTATACCAATAGTTTTAGCGTAAAAGCTGTAGTTGCCGGAACGTTAGAGGGTGCGATCCTCGTCTATACAAACACTATTTCATCCACGTCTCTGTTTGCAGGTGGAAATATCATTGGTCCAATGAACTGTTTCACAAATACAATTACTACGTCTAATCTGTTTGCTAATACATACACTGGTCAATTCGTAGCAGCCAATGTATTTTCCGAATCCATCTTTTCAGCACTTTCAATCGGTCCAATCAATAATACCACTGGTATTCTCTCGACACAGGCTAACATCGTAGCAACTGACATGTTTGGTGGTATACTTGCTTACAACAACGTCATCTTCACGCAAAATACCTTGACATACGCATTCGACCAAACTGATATGGGTATCTTCATGCTACCAGACACGAGCAACGCGTCAATCATAGGGAGATCTCTATCGCACTACATCTCGAATGTCAACTCTGCTGGTGGCTTTTGGTCCACTTCATCGGCAACTCCCAAGGTGAAATTTGAAGCCTCGTCAAATGGTTGGTCTGGTGGAGTAACTCTCCCTGATGAGCGTGTCTTATTCATACCAAAGGATACCGACCGCTTTGGCTGCTACAATCCAAAGCTTGGAATCTTCTCAGAGCTCACCCCTAAGATGAATGCAGTATCACTTGCTAATATCTCTGCACTGATAAAATACGATGCTGGTGTTACAGTAAACTATGGACTACTTGATACCGGCAATGTCATAGGCCCTCCTCTCCAGTCTCTTCAGTTCCTTGTCCCATTCAACGGAAGTCCAAATGACGTATTTGGTGGAGTTGTACCTACAGTTACGGGTTCTATTACATACAACTCAATTACACCCAAATTTGTTCAGAGTGCCATCTTTCCTAATACTGTGAATTCGGGCACCCCAGCAAGCGTCTTTGCAACATACTCACTCCTACCTTCAATCACAACACTCACATTCACTGGTTATACTGTCGCATGCTGGTTCAAAATCTCGCAAGCTCCCGGTGGAATCAATAATTCAATCCGTCAAACAATATTTAGATTTGGAGGAACTGGAGCATCAGGATTTCTGTATCTCTTTTACACACAGAACAATTCAACCTATGGCACAGGTTTTCTAGCTGGATACGCAGTCAGGGACATTGGGCCATATTACGAAGTTACTGGCAATCGCCCAGCCCTGACGATTGGTGCGTGGAATCATGTAGCGTTCGTAGTAAGCCCTAGTTCCGGATCAACAACAACTGGAACTCTGAGACTGTATTTCAATGGTGTACAGCTCGGATCGACTTCCACATATTCACTTCTCATGAATTCATTCGTTCCGACTGTTCAGATTGCGGGGCAAGCTTTCAACGGTGAAATTGATGATTTTAGAATCTACGCAAAAGAGTTTTCAGCTACTGAAGCTCTTACTCTCTACAATACAACAACTCCATATAACGGATCCACTGTCCCCCTCTATCAACCTGGAATAATTGATACATCAATCTATTTTTCAAGTCCAGAATACTCCATTAATGCCGGATTAGTGTTCTATACAACATTTGACGGCATCACAACTGATGTCATAGGATCAAAGACTGCTACAATCAGCGATCCTCTGAGCGTTATAACATATAACACCACTACAAGCGCAAAGTTTAACCAGAGTATAAGAATTTCCAATGATATAACGAAGGTTAATCCTTATGGTACCATCAATTATTCACTTTCATCCCTGGCCATCACATCGAGTGGAGGATTTACAATTTCATTCTGGGGGAAACTCTACGCCAAACATACTGTTTCTCTTTATGGGTCTCTTTTTGGCTGGAACACAACAAATGCAAGTCCGATGTACTTTGACATTGCAGAAGGGTTTGATGCTGGTAACGGTCTAGGACTCTTGGGGCAGAACGGCTCACCCACTCCAAGCTCAAACACCACTACTATCATAACAGGAGTCGATCCAATTCTCACCTACTGGTATCACTTCTGTCTCACTTGCAGCACATCCAAAGTCATGACTCTTTATATAAATGGCGTAGGAACCTCGGCTACTCTACTTAATGACTTTACTATCAACAACATGTGGCTAGGCAGATCTGGTTCGGGAAACACAAAACCTTTCGCGGGTGAGATTGATGATGTGCGAATATACAAAGCTCGTGTATTTACTCAATCAGAGGTGACAACTCTGTTCCAGACTAATATCAAAGGATATACAGCCCCATATTATAATTATATAACGCACCAAATTGCATCTGGTCAGCAGCTTAATATCGGCCCATCAGACAACGCGAGTATAGCATTTTGGTTCAAGGATGCTGATAATCTTCCACCCAATAATCGCCAAAAGTGCATATTTGCATTTTCAAATACAGCATCAATTTCGAACAAGCGTGCAATGATCATGTACTATGGCTCCACAGCAGCAGGTTCTCGATACTTGACAACAAGCTATTACATACCACCAGCAGCGACCAGCTCGAACATCATATCAAATGTTCTGACAACTTTTACTCGTGATCAGTGGTATCACATAGGACTGACTTTTACAGGAGGGACGTCAAAATTGTTCATCAACGGTAGTCTCCTAGATACCAGAACATCACTCTTGAACGATTCGTTCACTTTCAGATTTACGAATGCCAACAACAGTCTGTGTCTGAACTTCAATACCAACAACCCTGACGAAGGAGAGTCTGGTAATCAGGCGTACGATGAATTTAGAATCTACAAGCGAGCTCTGAGCGACACTGAGATGTTTGAACTATATCAGACTGGTAGCAATTTCATCACCGCCGGCACAGACAAGTGGGTTGGTGGTGTCCTTCTACCGAACGGCAATGTTGTGTGCATACCGAGTACAAATGCGTATGTGGGAATCTACGATCCCTACCGGAATATCATGTCTCTTGGTCAGAATACAACTGGATTCAGTGGCGGTGTCCTTCTTCCAAATGGTAACGTTATGTGCGTGCCTTCATCAAATACATTCATAGTTGAGATTGACCCCACAAAGCAATCTCCCACCGCGACACTGAACATATCTCATGGATCCTCTGGGGCTTCTCCATACTGCTTTGGCGGCTGTCTTCTCCCAAATGGCAAGGTTGTACTCGCGCCAGCAAGTGGAAACGCTATGATCTATGACTACCAGACTCGCGCAGTCAGTAACGTGACTGGATACACAACAGGCACTCTCAAGTACTCTGGGGCTTGCTTCTCACCGACGGGTGAGATTATACTCGCCCCAGGATCAAACGCTGTGGCGGTTGGTAAAATTAGCCAGAGCGGTTCATTCTCGGTGGCTGCATCCATAGGTTCTAATTTATCAACTGCGTGCCCACTCGGCAACGGTAAGATCCTGTTTGGCACAACACAGACAACTGGTGCAGTGTTCGATCCGTATACTGACACCCTGACACCCGTACCTCTCGGTGGATCTTATTCAGGTGCTGTGCCTCTCCAGGATGGTCGAGGACTCCTCGTGCCAAACGGATCAATACTTGGTACAGGTCTACTGATCGGTCAGACACCCATGACGGCTACAGCAGCTCTTAGCCCGTATTTAAACAAATTGTAATAGTAGAATGCCTTACTCTCAAGTTTACAAGGCGAGATACCTTGATGGGTCAGTAGGGTTTCTTACTGAGAAAGCAAATGTTCTCGTGCCAGGTTTTTCAAATGTTCTGATGAACTCTCCTACATACATAGGTGGTATTGACAATTTAGACATTCCCACCACAGACCTGAACTTTATCAGTATGAGATTTACAGCACCAACAACCTTCATAACATCTAATATCACTCTAACTTCAAACATTATAGCTGCAAATCTGTACGCTTACACCAATTCTATAACATGCTCTAATATCAACTTCATCAACTACATCGGTACCCTACAGCCCTACGCCAATACAATGTCGACAGGTAATCTGATTGTCGGTGGGACTTTGATAGCGAATGGTCTGAGAGGAAGTACTTTTCTAGTTTCAAATGCACAAACTCAGTCAAATGCCTTTGCATTTCAGATGGTTGGTGCAGTCAACACGTATGCAAACAATATACTCACGGTCAACGTCTCAACTGGCACCTATATCACATCTGGAATCACTGGATCTAACATAATAAGTGGAAATATAGTTGCTTCCACTCTGACATTAGGACCTCTATTAGGCTCGAACTCGGTTACAACAAGCGCTCAGATAAATTGCAATGTTCTATTTGCAAATGCAACGAGTAACATGATTACATCACTGGCACAGGGATTTGATGTAGGTTTATTCGTTGGTAACTTTACACCATATACCAATTCGATATCTGGAAACGTAATTACAGTAAGCAACATCGTGGGTGGACCTCTGGTGAGCTATACCAATTCAATCACATCAACTACTATCACGGGTGGTAACGTCCTAGGAATAGTAACCACCTTTACAAACACTATTACTAGTACAAGCACCCTTACCGCTGCAACATTCCTGGGTGGTTTCTCAACCACCAATACCATTGTAACCTCAGGGACTGTGACTGGTTCGACGAGTCTAAGGGGGACAGTTCTGGGTGCCAACACTCTGTCGACTGTGAGTACCCTGACAGGAACAACCCTATTTGGTGCCATCAGAGCCTTTGCGAACAACGTATCTGCGGGAACAACCACCACAGCAAGAGAGTTTAACGGATCTCTCGACACATTTACCAACAACATCTCGGTCACGAATGTTTGGGCCTCGAGTCTGACGGCTCTAAATCTTCTCGCAGACAAGTCATTCTCAGCCAATCTGATCACCAGCAATATAATTGGCCCTATTGTATCTTACGCGAATACTGTTCAGACGGGATCGACTGCCATTGCTCAGAATTTTGTAGGTGACATCAATCTGGGGAGCGGTCCACTTGTCTCACAATCGACCTGTATCGCTTCAAACCTGATAGGCGGAGTCACCGCCTACTCCAACAATATTAACATCAATCAAACCCTATATGCTGGGACACTCGTCGGTAACGTGTTCGGGTCGAACAACATGGAAACTACGGGCCTGTTCAGATCTGCCGGATTTTATGGAGGTGTGACAAGTACAGGCTATGTAAGAACAAATGCAGACATGTCTGGGGCTCAGCTCATCGGAGGGATTGCTGGATCAAATACTATAACAGTAAATGGGGATGTGTCGACATTTAGCGCCAACTTTATAGGTGCGGTATTTACCACAAATGTGTTTACGCAAACCCTGATTGTTGGATCACTATCAGGAAATATCAGATCGTTTCAGAATAACATCACCACCACCAGCTTCATAGTCGCCTCGAATGTGGTGGGTAAGGTATTATCATACGCAAACACAATCAGTACTCAGACGAATGTGAGCTACGGAACTGACCTGTCTCGATCCGGTGTATTTCTGAGACCAGATACGAGCAACTCTGTATACATCAACCAGTCTATAACTCAAAACTTTAGCAACGCGTATTCGCAGCAAATGTGGTGGTCCACTTCTAACAATACAACCCCCGTATCGTACTACTCTACAAACGGGCAAACAGGGTGGTACGGTAGTGTCCTCTTGCCAGATGGCAGAGTATGCTTTGTACCGGACACAGCAAGATCGATTGGCTTCCTCAACATCCAGACTAATACCTTTTCGAACATAGTTCCTGGTGGTGATGGGATATCATCACTGGGTGGGGGGTGGCGTGGCGGTATTCTCATGCCAGACAGCAATGTAGTCTTTCTCCCGTACAGTAATGCATTTTTATGCATGTACGATCCAAACACCAACATATTGAGAAAGCGCCAATCACCTCTTCCGGGTCGATTCTTGGGTGGATGCCTATTGCCAAATGGAAATGTCCTGTGTGTACCTAATCAGCTCGGTTCTATTCTTCATGAACTGAATCCATACGCAAACATAGGAGTCGAACAAAAGTTTATAGGCGTTGGTAGCGGATCGTTTAATGGGTGCATTCTGAGACCAGATGGTACTGTAATTTTAATACCCGAACAAGACATTTTTGGGTATATATACAACTATGCAGCAGATGCGTTCAGTAGTTTAGTATCAATACAAGGTCTAGAAACTGGACCTGGATATTTTACTGGGGGGGTATATCTCCCGACTGGTAGATCATTTCTAATACCGAAATTCGGCATCTATTCCGCTTATGTTTCAGGTAATATTCCAACTGCTGGACCTATTATACCAGGATCAGCGTGGGGGTGCTTTGCTGGTAACGGCAAGGTGGTCATGTCCACAAATGGTGCATCTGTGACGGTTTTTGACATTTACTCTGAACAATTCTACACAGTTGCATGTAACGCTGGTTATATTGCACCTGTTGCAACTCCGTGTGGGCGAGTTGTATTCTCACCACAGACTGCGACAAGTGGGGTGATGGTAATGAATCTGCATGCGCAGACTCCCCCTTGTGTGGCACTAAGCCCTTATTTCAACAAATTGTAAATCTAACGAGTCACTGCGTACACAGCCTGACCTGGCTGAGCGATGGTTGCGCGAGACACACGCTTGGTCAGCTGGTACACCAGGATTGCCAGGATGGTGGTGAACAGAGCGCTCAGTACGTAGTAGTTGGGGTTGTTCTTGTTCACGCTAATCACCATGGAGATCAGGTAGCGAACCACATCCATCCATGCAATTGCGCTGGCGAATGCAAAGCCGGCAACAACTGCATTGAGGGACTGGGACTCGACCTGTGAGGCAAAATCCATCACAACGGGTGGCAGCTTGGGCAGGGTATAAGACTCGGTCTCGGACATAGACATTTAGTATCTACATAGAAAAAAGTCAGTCAAAAAGTTCTTCTTCCTGGATAATTTTTGTAAAGGTCTTGGTTGGTGGCTCTGGTATCTCATCATCTTCCGGTTCCCATTCACAGTACATCCTATAGTCATATCCCGTCACATCTTCGGGAATCCACTTTTTGTAATTATTCCCTGTGTAGCCTTCTATTTCTTCATTCATTCCCTACTTTGTCTGCACTATTTTTTAGCAAGCGCTCTGCTGGTGTATTAGGGACCCACAAACTCCAAGTGTCAAAGCACTCATTCATCTTCGAGTAAAGGTCCTCGGTTCCTTCATATCTCGTAAATGGCTCATCCGAGTCATCCACCACCTCTAGCTCCTCGTCTGACTCAGAGTCTTCGTAAATCTCAGGGTACAAGCTGCCAAGCTGCCGGCCTGTGACGTGGCGGATGGCAAACTTGAGTCCGTACTCCACATCCTTATCCGTCACAGTGTTACGGCCACAAGCCTTGCAGTAATGAGCAGCCAGGACGGTGGCCGACTCCATCACGGGTAAAATGATATCATTCACAGCATCCATAAAGTTGTCCTCCATGTATATACATGGTGAAGATTTCCTTAGTTATAGTAAATGAGCGAGACGCTCTACTACGGCAATAAAAACTTGGCTGGCCTGAGTAACGTCACAGCGTCAGCCTTTTATGGTACATTTGTTGGTTCAGCATCCCAGCTGACTGGCATTCCAACAGGCCCAACAGGACCTAATGGCGTGACAGGCCCCACCGGCTTCACTGGCCCCACCGGCTTCACTGGTCCCACCGGACCCACCGGCTTCACTGGCCCCACCGGCATCACAGGCCCCACCGGCTTCACAGGCCCAACCGGACCCACCGGATTCACTGGTCCCACCGGACCCACCGGCTTCACTGGTCCCACCGGCTTCACTGGTCCCACCGGCTTCACTGGTCCAACGGGACCAACTGGGTTTACCGGTCCTACTGGCTTCACGGGGCCGACGGGCCCAACGGGCTTCACAGGGCCTACAGGATCAACAGGGTTTACAGGTCCAACTGGCGCAGGCTACGGACCCTACTCGACTCCTGCAAGTACTGCTCTTGTCACAACTGCTGGAACAGCCGGAGTTGTTATACCACTCAATTCATTCACTGTAGCAAGTTCAGCGTTTACAGTGGGTCAGAAGATTCAGGTTTATCGCGACTCTGGTACGTATTTTCAGGGCACAATCACCACTGTAACACCTGCTACAAGCATCACAGTCACAGTTGATTACTCCACCACATCCGGTTCACAGACTGGAACTTGGACCGTGAGTTTGGCAGGATTGGTGGGCATAACTGGCCCTACGGGTCCTGGTTACACTGCTCTCACATCGACAACATCAGTGACTAACTCTGTCGCTGTGGGTAAGGTGTTCACCGTGCAGACCAACTCTTCATCATCTGCATTTATTGTAGGTAACCGCATCAGAATCATCAATTCAGCCTCCAACTTTATGGAGGGTATTATCACAGCCTATTCCGGAACTACACTTACCGTCACAACAGACTATGCGGTGGGTGGCGCTGGTCCTTTCACTTCATGGACCATGTCTATCGCCGGAGCTTTCGGTACTACTGGACCCACCGGTTTCACGGGACCGACGGGTATTACTGGCCCCACAGGTTTTACTGGTCCAACTGGCCCCACAGGCTTTACAGGACCCACCGGCTTCACAGGGCCTACAGGTCTAGGATACGGACCGTACTCGACTGCTGCTGCAACATCGTTTAACCCAGTTGTTGGTTCGTCAAACACAATTACTCTCCAGTCTTTTACTGGCTCAGCCTACGCAGTCAATCAGACTGTGCGCGTGTCAACGAGTTCAACTGTGTTTTTCGAGGGTACCATTACATCACAAAACTCAGGAACAGACATTACAATTTCAGTAACATACAAAACCTTTGTAGGAGTACAGACTGGTACTTGGAGTGTTTCTGTTTCGGGAATAGCAGGTTGGACTGGACCTACAGGACCTACTGGTTTCACGGGACCGACAGGATTCACCGGTCCAACAGGCTTTACAGGACCGACAGGACCGACAGGATTCACCGGTCCAACAGGCTTTACAGGACCGACAGGACCGCCAGGAATAACAGGTCCAACTGGAGCTGGATATGGTCCTTATTCAACTGCATCGACTTCGTTTTCTCCAGTTGTTAGCTCTTCAAATAACATTACAGTTACTTCTCTCAATAATTCAGCTTTCGCAGTCAATCAGCAGATTCGTGTAGCCACGAGTTCAACCGTCTTTTTCGAAGGTATCATCACTCTGATAAGTTCTCTCACCATCACTATTACTGTAACTAATTCATCATTTACTGGTACACAGACTGGTACTTGGTCTGTTTCACTGACTGGATTGGTGGGTGTAACAGGACCGACGGGATTCACAGGACCGACGGGTTTCACAGGACCGACTGGCCCAACTGGCTTCACAGGACCGACGGGTTTCACAGGCCCAACTGGCTTCACAGGTCCTACAGGTTTGCAAGGCCCGACTGGCTTAACAGGCCCACAGGGCCCACATGGTGCAGTGGGTCCACAAGGTGCAGTGGGTCCACAAGGTGCAGTGGGTCCGCAAGGTGCAGTGGGTCCACAGGGTGCAGGTGGTCCACAGGGAACAACTGGGCCAACTGGAGCTGGCTATGGACCATACTCAACTGCATCGACTTCATTTCTTCCAGTTGTTGCATCTTCGAATGTCATCACTGTAACATCAGCAGTTAGTTCCGCATTCGCTGTTGGACAGAATATTCGCGTATCATTATCTACAACCCCAGCAACATATTTCGAAGGTCTTATTACTCTCATCGGTGGTGGTACAGCGTTTACTATTACTGTCTATTACCGGAGTTTTACAACTGTACAGACAGGAACGTGGCGAATAGAACTCACTGGGCAGCAAGGGGCTCAAGGTCCACAGGGTGCAGGTGGTGCACCGGGTCCAGGTGGTCCAGTTGGTCCACAGGGTGCAGGTGGTCCAGTTGGTGCACCGGGTCCAGGTGGTCCAAATGGTGCACCGGGTCCAGGTGGTCCAAATGGTGCACCGGGTCCAGGTGGTCCACAGGGTGCACCGGGTCCAGGTGGTCCAAATGGTGAA